TGGTATCAGTATGTCCCTTGGTGCAATCATTAAGCGACACAAGCGTACCTTGATTAACTTCCAACAGTCCTTCTTGATTCCTTTTGTTAAGATGGCTGCTTGTCGTTACATGCAGTTTGACCCAGAGAACTATCCTGTTAAGGACTACAAGTTTAACACTACGTCTACTCTAGGTATTATTGCTCGTGAGTACGAAGTAACACAACTTGTACAGTTACTGCAAACTATGCCAGCAGAGTCTCCACTATACAATACGTTGATTCAGTCAATTATTGACAACATGAACCTGTCTAATCGTGAAGAACTTATGACTAAGCTGGCTCAGGCAGAGCAGGCATCACAACCTACACCTGAACAGCAGCAAATGCAACAAGCGGCTGCACAGGCACAGATGGCCTTCCAGCAGTCACAGACAGCGGCTCTAAACGGTCAGGCACAGGAGTCTAGTGCTAGAGCGCAGAAGATTACTGTAGAGACACAGCTTGCACCACAGGAGCTACAGATTGACCAGATTAAGGCAGTCACAGCTAACCTGAAGGCAGGCGACCAAGAGGACAAGGAGTTTGAGCGTCGTATGAAGATTGCTCAGACATTCTTGAAAGAAAAAGAGATTGACCTAAAGAATCAACCTCAACAACAAGCACCGCAACCAGTGCAACCCATGCAACCCCTTCAATTACAACAAGGATAACTTGATGGTCGTAACACGTACAGAACTAACTCAGATAGTAGATCAAGTCAACAAGAAGTTTGATGAACTAGAAGCTAAGATTAAAGAGTTAGAGGCAAAGAATGTTAAGAAACTACCGAACAAGAAGGCGGCGTAATGCCTAGTCCTCGTAAAGGTAAAGCTAAAGTAAAAGTAACGTCTAGCGGTAAGAAAGTATCTTACGGTCAGGCGGGCCAAGCTAAAGGTGGCGGGTCTAGGGTAAAACCAGGAACTAGCAAAGGCGACAGCTATTGTGCTAGGTCACTAGGTATTAAGAAGCGTCTTCCTAAAAAGAAGCAGAATGATCCTAACACACCTAATAATTTATCACGTAAGCGTTGGAAATGTTCTGGCGCTAAATCAAGGAGAAAGTAACATGCCTATGGTAGGTGGAAAAAAGTACAGCTATACCCCTAAAGGTAAAGCAGCAGCAACTAAAGCTAAGAAACGCATGAACAAAAAGAAGAAGTAATAATGATAGCAGAGATAAGTGCAATTGTCGCTGGTGTCAATGCTGCAACATCCGCTATTAAGCGTGTAGCTGAGACTACCAATGACATCTCAAGTATCTCTGCTTTCTTATCTACTCTTGGAGGCGCAGAGGTAGAGTTAGCTAGAGCGCAGAATGAAGGCAAGCTATCTGAAGCAGATGCTGTTAAAGCTGCACTAGCTAAAAAACAAATACAAGAGACTATGCAAGAGATTAAAGATCTCTTTACAGTCAGCGGTAACGGACAACTTTACCAAGAAGCTATGGCTTCTATGGCTGCGGCTAGAAAAGCTAAACAAGTAGAGTTAGCTAAAGCAATAGCAGCTAAGAAGAAATTTTGGAAGGACGTTAGAGAAATAGGTGCTGTCATAGGTGTATTGATATTTCTAGTACCTATGTGCCTAGCACTTTTAATTTCATATTTAACAAAATAACACTTGACAAACACGAAAAAGTATGATATAATATATAGGTACTTTACGTACATCCAGTATTCTTTAACAAAGGTAAAATACGATGACTCAAGAGTTAGAAACATATTTCAACAACTACTTTGCTATGTTTAGATCAGAAGGCTGGAAGCAGCTAATCTCTGACCTACAAGGTAATGTTGGACAGATCAACTCAGTAGAAATGACTACGGATAACGATAACTTGAACTTTCGCAAAGGTCAGTTAGCTATCCTAGCAACCATACTAAATCTTGAAACACAGATTGATAACGCTCACGAACAAGCAGAATCAGAAGAGTCTGTAGATGAGGCTGTTTGATTTCAGATGTCCTTGTGGCAAACTGTTTGAAGATTTAGTTAAGTCTGATGTCACAACTTCTAGGTGCAGTTGTGGCTTGGACGCTAAACGTGTTATCTCCCCAGTGAGATCTAACCTTGAAGGCATTAGTGGAGACTTCCCTGATGCACATGATAGGTGGGTTAAACGTAGGGAGCAGCACATGGCACATGAACGAAGGCAAACCTCCTAGAGAACCTTCATACTAAACATCTCCACAATACTAAGGTACGGAGTTAATAATGGCTAAGATTATTGAACCTGAGCGTCAGCAGGATAACCAAGAAGAAAACGAACAACAACTAGCGATGTTTGAACAAATAGAGGGACAACAGGAGACTCCTGAACCCCAGGAACCTGAGATCCCAGACAAGTACAAAGGTAAGTCTGCTGAAGAACTTGTACAGATGCACCAAGAAGCTGAGAAGCTATTGGGCCGACAGAGTTCTGAAGTAGGTGAGCTACGTAAGGTTGTTGATACGTATATCCAGACACAACTCACAGAAGATACTAAAGAAGCACCCCAACAAGACGAAGAAGTAGATTGGTTTACAGACCCTGATAAGGCTGTAGATAGGGCTATTCAGAACCATCCTAAAATTAAGGAAGCTGAAGAACTTACAAAGCAGTACAAAGCAAGCACTGCGCTATCAGAGCTACAACGTAAGCACCCTGATATGCAACAGATCTTGCAAGATGCTAACTTTGCTGAGTGGATTAAAGCATCCAATGTTAGGACTAGACTGTTTGTAGCAGCAGACCAGCAGTACGATAGTGAAGCCGCTGATGAGCTATTTAGCTTATGGAAAGAGCGACAGAACATTGTACAGCAGACTGCCGCTGTAGAGGAGCAATCCCGTAAGCAAGCAGTTAAGGCAGCCTCTACTGGCAACGCTAGTGGTAGTACTGAATCAGCACCTAAGAAGATCTACCGACGCGCAGACATTATTAACCTTATGAGAAACGACCCTGATCGCTATGCTGCTCTACAACCAGAGATCATGAAGGCATATGCAGAGAAACGGGTCAGATAGTATATCTTAGGAGATATTTATTATGACTGATTCCACATATCCCGCAACTGGCGGGTTCGTTGACAACACTAGCGCAGCTACTTTCATTCCAGAAATCTGGAGTGACGAGATTATTGCTGCGTACCAAAAGAACCTCGTCTTGGCAAACCTTGTCAAGAAGATGTCTATGGCTGGTAAGAAAGGTGACACGATCCATGTGCCTAAGCCTGTCCGTGGTGACGCTCACGCTAAAGCTGAGAACACTGCTGTAACGGTTCAGAATGCTACGGAAAGTGAAGTTCAAATTTCTATTAACAAGCACTTTGAATACTCACGTTTGATTGAAGACATTACCGACGTACAGGCTCTTAGCTCACTACGTCAGTTCTACACGGAAGATGCTGGCTACGCTTTGGCGAAGCAAGTTGACACTGACCTGCACAGCTTGGCTACTGGCCTTGGTTCTGCTGGTACGTCTTCTACGACTTACGCAAACAATGGTGGTACGTTCTTCGTAGACGCTACTAATGGTCTTACGACCTATGCTGTTGACACGGTAACAACTGCTGACGTATTTACTGACGCTGGTTTCCGCGCTATCATTCAGAAGCTGGACGATGCTGATGTTCCTATGGAAAACCGCTGCTTCGTTATTCCTCCTTCAGTTCGCAACACCATTATGGGTATTGATCGTTACGTAAGCTCTGACTTCGTAAACAACGGTCAAGTCACCAACGGTCAGATTGGACAACTGTACGGCATTGACGTATTTGTTAGCACTAACTGCCCTGTTGTTGAAACTGCCGCTGCTAACTCTGCTTCAACTGTAGACTCTCTGGGCGCTCTGTTGATCCAGAAAGATGCAATTGTAATGGCTGAGCAACTGGGCGTTCGCTCACAGACTCAGTACAAGCAAGAGTTCCTTGCTAACCTGTTCACCTCAGACACTCTGTATGGCGTTGCTGTACTGCGTCCTGAGTCAGGTTTGACTTTGGTTGTTCCTAAGTAATAACCATCTAACTGGGGGCTGCTACGGTGGCCCCTAGTTTTATTGAGGTAGCTGAGTATGAGCATAGTAGCTAGTTTGGTCGGCCCAGTATCAGGGTTGCTTGATAAGTTTATTGAGGACAAAGACCAAAAGAATGCTTTGGCTCATGAGATTGCTACCATGTCTGAGCGTCATGCTCAAGAGTTAGCTAAAGGTCAGCTAGAAGTAAACAAAGTAGAGGCAGGACACTCTAGTTTATTTGTTTCTGGATGGCGACCCTTCATTGGCTGGACATGTGGATTAGGCATGTTTGGTAACTTTATCACAATTCCGTTTTCTAACTTTGTATTGGCTCTAGCAGGTATAGACATTGTTATACCTTTAGTACCACTAGAAACTATGATGCCTGTCCTTATGGGTATGTTAGGTTTAGGTGCAATGCGCTCATTTGAGAAGACAAGGAAATAAGTAGCTGATGCAGATTAATTTAACAGACATAGGTCTTAATGCTGATATACTGGCAGAGCTGCAAGCAGGTAATCCTACACCTTGGGAAGTAAAGACTCCGTTTACTGATTGGCGTAATGCTGCCAATGAGTTAGCTAGAGAGTCTGAGGAAGAAGTAGCTGAACGTGCGTTAGACTTGTACAGTGAAGTAGATCCCGGTAGAGGTAGAGCTATGGGAGGTTCTACTAGAGATTTAGCTTACAAAGAGATTGTACAAGAGCCTGTTGCTGAATCATGGATGGATACGTACAAGAGAGAAGGCTTATCTCCGTACAAAGTTGACCCTACAACTGGAGAAAAAGTTTACATAAACACTCCTGCTGGGGTTAACCTTATTGACTTATTACAAGGTCAAGATAAACAAGAGTACCTAGCTAAGAAAGAAGCAGGTTACGACGAGCGTTTAACAAAGACTCCTTACAACGTAGAAACAGGTCTTTATGGTTCTGGAGCAGGGGACTACGGCACTAGAGTAATTCCTGAGACACCTTCTAAGTTTCAAGAAGCATTGTCAAGTCCTGTAGCCAGTATTCTATCTTCGTTTATTCCCGGTGGGCCAGCATTATTAACTGGCGCTAAGGTTCTCTCAGGGTCAGGTAGAGACATAGGTCTTATGGAAGCAGCAGGAGCAGTTGCTGGCGCTACTAAACTTGCAGGTACACCTACAGCAACAACAGTGGCTGACAACATAGAGTTTGCTGCAGCAGTTGCTTCAGGAGATCCTGCATTGGCTGTAGTTAGTAAGTACGGAAAAGAGTATACTACAGAAGCTCTTAACAAAGCAGGTTTAACTGATGAGATTTTATCAAAAGAATACAACATAAACCAAGATGATTTAGTTGAAGGTTTAGTCAGGACTGAGAAAGAATTAGTAAAAGGTGCTTCTCTTGATGATGCTCTATTAAAAGGTTTAGGAACTTATGTTAAAGAAGGTGGATCTTTAAGTGGTCTTCCTAATTTACCTGACTTCCCAAGTCTTAGTGCAGTATTTGAGACACCTGAGTTACTTAAAAAAGTAGAAGACACTTTAAAAACAGTAGGATCTGTTGTGGACGATACTGTACTTCAGCCTCCTAAAGAGTTTGTAGAAGCAGTAGCAGAAGCTACTCCATCTCCTAAAGTAATTGAAGACATTGCTAAAAAAACAGTTGCAGTTGTTGATGAGCCTATTCAAGAAGTAGGGCAAGCAATAGCAGAAGGTGGTCAGGTACTAAAAGAAGGGGCTGAAGCTCTTGCTAAAGCTGTTGATCTTCCTACGGGAACATCTGTAGATATAGATGTAGATTCTCCTTCAATAGACACGCCTTCTTTAGGTTTAGATACGTTTAAGCCTACTTTCTCTTTAGCGGCAACACAGAAGAAACCTGCTGGAGAAATTACAGAAAGTTTGTTTGAAGATTTCCTATTTGAAAAAAAGTATCAAACTCCTGAATTAATAGCACGTACAGTACCACTAGCGCAATACACAGCACCTCAAGGAATGTTTAGGAATATAGTATGAGTACCAGTTATTTGAACATAGTCAACGAGGTACTACGTAGGTTACGTGAAGACGAAGTATCTGCCGTTGCTAACACAGCTTACTCTAAGATGGTAGGCGACTTTGTAAATGATGCTAAACGCATTGTAGAAGATGCACATGAGTGGTCTACGTTACGAACAACTATTATTGTTCCTACTGTAGCAGATACTACAGAATATAGCTTGACAAACGCTGGAGAACGTGTTAAAATATATAGTGCTATTAACGACACATCAAACTTCTTTATGCGTTATGAGTCGCCTAACTGGTTTAACAACGCATATTATATCTCTGGTGAAGTCACAGGCACTCCAGACTCCTACACGTTTAGCGGTATAGACAGTAATGAAGATACTAAAGTACGTGTGTACCCTAAGCCTAATGCAGTGTACTCTATGCGCTTTGATTTAATTGCTAGAGAAGATGAACTGTCTAGTGATACAGACACTACAGTGTTACCTAAGAACGCTATTATTCACAACGCTGTAGCTTTGTTGGCTAGAGAGCGTGGTGAGACAGGCGGTACTACTGCACAGGATTATTTCTTAATTGCAGACAAGCATCTGTCAGACGCTATTGCAATAGATGCTTACAAGAATCCTGAAGAATTTATATATACGGTACCCTAATGGCTGAACAACGTCAGAACATATACATAGGCGCTCCAGGTTTTAAAGGTCTTAACACACAGGACTCTCCTGTAACACAAGACCCTGCCTTTGCATCTATTGCTGAGAATGCTGTTATTGATAAGTACGGCAGGATTGCAGCACGTAAGGGTCTAAAGAAGATCACAAGCAGTGCTACGCCTTTAGGGTCTAGTGTTGGTATAGAAGCTATCTTTGAGTACGTCAAAAGAGACGGAACTAAAATTGTATTCTCTGCGGGTAACAACAAGATATTTACAGGCACAAGTACACTGTCTGAAGTAACGCTTCCGGGTGGTTACTCTATTTCAGCTAACAACTGGAAGATAGTCAGTTTTAACAACGACATCTATTTCTTTCAGCGTGGTCATGCAGCATTAGTAAGTGTTGCAGGTAGCACTACACTTGTAGCTGTAACTGACGGTGGTACTGCTGCGCCAGCAGGTAATGAAGTATTAGCAGCTTTTGGTAGGCTCTTTGTAGCAGATGTAACAGACAATAGTTATACTTTATCTTTTTCTGATCTACTAGACGGAGATGATTTCCACGGAGGTTCATCAGGCTCACTAGACTTAACTACTGTGTTCCCTGAAGGCTTTGATGAGATAGTAGCACTAAGAGAGTTTAACAACTTTCTAGTTATCTTCTGTAAGAGAAGCATCTTACTGTACTCTGGTGCATCTTCTCCTGCGAGCATGACGTTAGCTGATGTTATCACTGGTATTGGCTGTATTGCTAGAGACAGTGTACAGGCAATAGGTACAGACTTGATCTTCCTGTCTGACTCTGGCTTGCGTAGCTTAGGTAGAGTTATACAAGAGAAGTCTAACCCTATAGGCAATGTGTCTAAGAATGTAAGAGACACTATGATGTTGGCAGTCAACGCTGAAACAAAAAACATCAAGTCTGTTTATAGTCCAGAAGAATCTTTTTATCTTTTGTTCTTACCAACGTCCTTAGAAGTCTATGTGTTTGACATGAGAGGAACACTAGAGGATGGTAGCTACAGAGCAACTATATGGACAGGTGTAACGGCACTGTCTGGCACTAGGCTTGCAGATGGTACTTTGTATCTTGGGAATGCTAAAGGCATAAATGAGTACGATGAGTTTCTGGATGACACAGACACTTATACAATGAAGTATTTTACAAATCCTATGTCTTTTGGTGATCCTTCCAGAATTAAAATGTTGAAGGAAATATCCTTTACAGTCATAGGTGGTTCAGGTAGTCAAGTGATTGGCAACTGGGCTTATGATTATACAGAAGGTTACAGTAAACAAGCGTTTACAGTAGCCACAAGTTTAATTGCTGAATACGGTGTCTCTGAGTACAATGTTAGCACATCGGAATATAGTGCAACCATTGTTATTGACGTAGCTAAAGTAAAAGCTACAGGCTCAGGCAAAGTCGCTACTATCGGTATTGAAGCAATAATTAATGGTGGGGCTTTGTCAATACAAGAGTTAAACACTGAGGCACTTTTAGGTAGGTTAATTTAATGAGCAATTACACAAAGACAACAAACTTTGCAGCTAAAGATAGCTTACCTTCCGGTAACGCTAACAAGATTGTCAAAGGCACTGAGATTGATACAGAGTTTGACAATATCGCAACTGCATCAGCAACTAAGGCAGACATAGCTGGCCCTACGTTTACTGGTACTGTAACTATACCAACTGTAGATCTAAACGGTGGTGCTATAGACGGCACTACTGTAGGTGCATCTACTGCTGCTGCTATTACAGGCACAACCATTGTAGCTAACACTAGCATTAACATTGCTGGTGATGGAGCTACTGTAACTGGTATTAAAGACGAAGACGATATGTCTTCCAACAGTGCAACTAAACTAGCTACACAACAGTCAATCAAAGCCTACGTAGACTCACAGGTAACTGCACAGGACTTAGACTTCCAAGCAGACTCCGGCGGTGCCTTGAGCATTGACCTGGACTCAGAGACTCTTACGTTTACTGGAGGCACTGGTGTAGACACAAGCGGCTCTGGTAACGCTGTAACCTTTGCTATTGACAGCACTGTAACTACCCTTACAGGTACGCAGACGCTAACCAATAAGACGCTTACGTCACCTACGCTTAACACACCTACTATTGGTACTTCGTTTACTATTGGTTCCGCTACTATTACTGAAGCAGAACTAGAAATTCTAGACGGTGCTACAGTAACTACAGCAGAGCTAAATGTACTGGACGGTATTACAAGCACTACTGCTGAACTAAATATCCTTGATGGTGTAACGTCTACCGCAGCAGAGCTAAACATCTTAGACGGCGTTACTTCTACTGCTGCTGAACTTAATATCCTAGATGGTGTCACAAGCACTACTGCTGAGTTAAACATTCTTGATGGTGTGACTGCCACTACAGCAGAACTAAACATCATGGATGGAGTTACTGCTACCACAGCAGAACTGAACTATGTTGACGGTGTTACGTCTAATGTACAGACACAGTTAGATGCTAAGGCTCCAATTGCTGGAGCTACGTTCACAGGTACTACTACTATACCTACTGCTGACATTAATGGTGGAGCTATAGATGGGACAGCTATTGGCGCTGCCTCTGCATCCACAGGTGCTTTTACAACTATATCTGCATCAGGAAATGTAGATTTCAACGGTGATTTAGACGTTGATGGCACTACTAACCTTGACGCTGTAGACGTAGACGGCGCTGTAAACTTTGCAGCAGACGTAACCTTTGCAGACGGTGCAGACATTATTACTGCGTCAGCAGGCACAGATAATGTTCGGTTAGGTGAAAACGCAGGTGCGTCTATTGCTTCTGGTGGCGATAGAAATGTCACTATCGGCAAAAGTGCTGGTACAGCAATTACCACAGGTGATAGAAATGTAGCTGTCGGACATCAGGCATTGCTTACAAATACACAAGGTAATAGGTCTGTTGCTGTAGGTCACAACGCACTAAGCGTTCAGAATTATGGCAGTGCTACAGATTCTTTCAATACGGCTGTGGGACATGAAGCAGGCGGCGCAGTCACCACGGGAACCCAGAATACGCTCATCGGTGGTCTTGCAGGTGATGCACTGACTGATGCAGATTACAACGTAGCTTTAGGTTATCAGGCTTTAAGCTCAGATACTTTAGGCAGTTATTCTACTGCTGTCGGTAGAAACGCTTTATATAGTCAAAACTTTACCTCTGCCACGGCATCTCATAATACTGCAATTGGATATGCTGCAGGTGAGGGGATAACATCAGGCGTACAGAACGCCTTAATCGGTAGTGGCGCTGGTGATGCGCTAACAGTTAGCTACAACAATGTTGCTTTGGGATACCTTGCGTTATCGGCAGACACAAAAGGAAATAACAGCGTTGCGGTTGGTAGGGGTGCTTTAGAAAATCAAAACTTTACTACTGCTACTGACAGTAACAATACGGCTGTTGGCAACAATGCCGGTCAAGCAATCACCACGGGAATAGCTAATACTCTCGTTGGAGCTGGTGCCGGTGACGCTCTTACTGATGGTGCTCAAAATGTTGCTGTTGGTTATTTAGCTCTTAGTTCAGAAGATGGTAATGGTAATAATGTAGCTGTAGGGTATCAAGCATTAACAGCTCTTAATGCAGGTACAACTGGATATAACACAGCAGTTGGTAATGATGCAGGTAAAGCAGTCACCACGGGCATAGGAAACACCTTAATAGGTGCCCTTTCTGGCGACGCACTAACGGATGCTGATTATAATGTCTCGGTGGGCTACAACTCATTAGGTACAAATACAGTAGGTAGTCGATCTACTGCATTAGGCTATCAAGCACTACTTACTCAGAATCCTGCTTCCGCCGCAGATATGTATAACACGGCTGTTGGATTCCATGCAGGTCTATACATGACCACGGGAGTCCAGAACACCGTCGTCGGGGGTCTTGCTGGTGATGCTTTAACTACAGGTAATGAAAATACTGCCGTTGGGTATGGTGCATTAACCTCTAGCACCACTGCTTCTGGGAACACAGCCGTGGGTTGGGGGTCTTTGTTGAATACATCAACTGGATACGCCGTCACCGCTGTGGGGTTAGGCGCTTTAGGTGTTCAAACAACGGGGCATTCAAACACCGCACTTGGTTATCAGGCAGGTGATACGATACAAAGCGGTAATAGTAATATCCTTATTGGGATGAATTCTGATGCGGCACATGATGGTGTAAGTAACATCACAATAGGCGTAGGAATTACCGGTAATGACAATGACTTTACTTTTGGTAAAGCCGGAAATGTTGTTAGTAATGATTTTGATACCGATGCAAACTGGTCACGATCATCAGATGAACGCCTAAAGAAAAACATAACAGATCAAACGCTTGGACTGTCGTTTATTAATGATCTAAGAACAGTTAAGTACAACTGGAAAGCGAGTGGTGAGCTAGATGCGTCAGATGCCCAACTAGCGCATCTTCGTGAAAAAGATGAAAACGGCGACATTATTAACTACATGAACACTGAAGCAACCATGCACAACTTCATTGCTCAAGAAGTTAAAGCTGCATTGGATGCTGCTGGTGTATCAAGTTTTGGTGGCTGGAAAGAAGATAAATACGGTGTACAGCAAGTATCCCGTGAAATGTTTGTCATTCCGCTAGTCAAAGCAGTTCAAGAGCTATCTGCCCAAGTAACTGCACTAACCACAAGAGTCACTGAACTAGAATCATAGGAGACATTATGTCTGAAGTAAGAACTGACGAAGAAAAAGCACAGATGTATCAAGCGATGCTGGATGGCGCTAACGTCATCACAAGTGTACTTGATGCCGACAATGAGTACGGCAACGATCTGACCAACACTGAAAAGCAAGAGCGTGTACTGCGTAGCTCTGGTTATCTTGAGTACGGCAAAGCTATTGGCGATTGGGGGTCAGAAGACTTCACCGCTATCGACTCTGCTGTAGCAGCCGCAAAAGCATATACACCATGAAGCAAGATCAGACGCAAACACTTGACTTGGCTTTAGAAGCACTAGAGAAGATAGCTCAACATGAGAAAGAATGTGGTGAACGCTGGGGTGAAGCTACAGCAGAGCTAAGGCAGCTTAAAGAGCTAGCATCTTCTCATGCTCGTAAGTGGGAGCGTCTGGCTTGGCTTGTTGTTACTGTTGTGGTGACAGGTGCAGCCTCCGTGATAACAACAGTATTGACATAGAGAGAATATAAATGATTAGGGATGATTCTACTAGAATGGAAGTTGGTGGAGGTCTTGGAGGATTCTTTGAAAACCTTGGTAACCTTGGCACATCAGTAGGTAACTTCTTAGGCGGTGCTGGTGGGTCACTGATAGGTGCAGGACTTAGCATTGACGAGCTTAACTCCTTACGTGATGTAGCTGAAAAAGCATCTGCAGGCATGGCTGAGATTGGTAAAACAGGGGCAGAAGCAGCAGCCTTCAAACCCTTTACTGTCTCTACTGGCTTTGGTGGTGTCCAGGCAACACCTGAAGGTGGGTTTGCTACTACCTTATCTCCAGAGCAAGCTGAACAACAACGTAAGCTACAAGCTCTCACAGGCACCTTACTGGGTGGTATGGGCGCAGGTGTACCAGATGTATCAGGTATCCAAGAACAGGCTCTAGGAGGCGTAGGTGGCTTCCTAACGGGTGCTATGGCTCCTATGGCACAGAGAGAAGCTGATGTCTATGAGCGCATTAGAGCTACTCAACGCCCTGAAGAGCAACGTGCCCAGCTTGCATTGGAAGAACGTCTAGCTTCACAGGGACGTACAGGTCTACGTACAGCACAGTTTGGTGGTTCTCCTGAGCAGTTTGCTTTAGCACAAGCACAGGAAGAAGCTAAGGCTAGAGCATCTCTAGGTGCGCTAGGACAAGCACAAGCAGAACAACTGCAACAGATGGGACTTGCTGAGAGTATGTTTGGTTTAGGCGGTAGGGCAGCAGGGTTGCCACAAGAACTACAAGCAGGACAGTTAGGCAACATTGGTCTTTCTATGGGGTTACAATATAGACCAGAGCAAGAGTTACTCGCTTCACTGACTCCCGGAATATCTCTTGCTAGTATTGCTGATCTTGGTCGTAGACAAGGTGCTGGATTAATGACTGAAGCAGGCGTATCTGGACTAGAGGATATTGTAGGTGCTGAACAAGCTAGAGCAGCCAATATAGCACAGATATACAGTGCTTTACTGAGCGCTCAAGGACAACAAGCGGCTGCTTCAGCAGGCGGTATTAGCTCAGGCATAGGTGGCTTGTTTGGTGAGATAGGTGACGTAGGCGGTAGTATTTTAGAGCTATTAGGAATCAGTTAAACATGGGTATTTTAGAAAGAACAGGCGTATTAGATCGCTACAAAGTATCTCCTACTCAAGGAACTTCTGGTTTACTTACAGGTCAGCCAGCGTTAAGTCCGTTTGCACAGCAAGCCTCTAGGCAAATTGGCGGTGCGCTGGGCATGGACATGAGAACTCCGCAGGAGAAAGTACAGGCTGAGTTAAAGAAAGTTGAAGACCCTACTTCCGTAGAAGGATTAAGACAACAAGCTGAAATTTTTGCTAATCTAGGTACTGCTAAAGGCATAGAACTTGCGTTAAATTTAACTAATAGAGCAGCGGATCTTGGTAAATTAAAAAAACAAGCGGAGGCTTTAAGACAGAAAAAAATTGCTACAGGAAGCACATTAACAAGATTAGGGTTAACAGAGCAAGCTAAGTCTTTTGCGGATGGAGGCATAACCATCGAAGACGCTCAAGGCATTATTAATAAGGAAAGAGATAGATTAGCTTTAGTAGCCTCAGAAAACTTAAGCGATAAAAAAGCTAGAAGAACTAAAGCGTCTATAGCTACAAAATTAGGCGCACCTGCTGATTTTGTTGTGCAGGTAAATAATGGTGCTTATGATGATTATGATGCAGTTGCTTTCCAAAACTTTTTAGAAGATTCTTTAGGATTAAGTACAGGAGAAGGAAAAACAGCAGACACAAGTTTCACTAGCCAAAACTGGGTGGCTACTATTAAAGACTCCCCAGAACAAGAAATAGGTCTTGAGTTTGATAGTAAATCAGGAAAGTACAGAGTATCTGATATTACTGGAGATGACAAACTTTACACACAAGCTCAACTTAAAAAGCAATTTGACATTGATTTAATCCGTAAATCCGCTGCTGCTGGAGCATCCAGAAGTAGTCCTTTTGACAAACCAAAACCACTTACTCAACAAGCACAGACAATAGGGTTAAACATAGCAGGGGGCAGTCTTTTAAGAGTTGCTGACCTTCTTAGCGAGGCGCAAGAAGAAGGAGGAACACTGCAAGTAGCTTTTGAGTTATTGGCAGCAGACTCTGATTTGCTAAAAGTAGGTGCGGCTGGGTACGACAAAGAAATTGCCACAAGAGCTTCTAATCTTGATGCTGCTAGGAAACGTGTAGTTGAAGGTATTCAAAGAGTATTGTCAGGAGCAGCTATTAAAGGTGATGAATATGACAGAGCACTTAAGATACTAACTCCTGCTTTATCTGACTTTGCTACACCCAAAGCAATGGTTGAAAAACTTATCACTTCTTATGCTATGATTCAAGAAATACATAATCTTGGACTGACAGGGAAACAAGCTGTAGATTTTATGGAAAACAGAGCAGTCTCTATAGCTGCTGATCCTATTACAAACGAAGTAAACAAGGCTATTGAAGAAGGTAATTATAGGCTCGCTATAGAATTAAGGACAGGAACTGTATCTACAGCGTATGATGATCAAGTGGATGCTATTGCAAAGAATAGAAATATAGGCGCTAACTAAATGGCAAAACAAACAAAACAAGAATTACAACAGCTTATAATTGATATTGACGCTGAGTTATCAAAAGAAGAAAGCAAGCCAAATCCTGACCCGTCAGTAATAAAGAAACTAGAAGGAAACCTAAACACAGTATTTCAGCAGTATAATGCAGTTACTCCTGTATCACCAAAGCCTAAAAATGATACTGCTAAAGAGTTAACAGAACAAGCTGAGACAGATCCTGTTGGCATGGCAATGAGTTTTATTCAGGGAGTTAATTCAGGTGTTATTGATAGCACTATTGACTTAGTCCCTAATGTGGGTAATGTTTTAATTGAAAGCCTAAACTATTTAGATAGACAGTTTTTTCAAGGTACTAATCAGCTTCCTAAAGCAGCTAAAATTAGTGAAGTTGTAGACATGGTGTCTGGAGCAACTACAGGTTTTAAACCTTTTGAAACTCAAAAGTCTCAAATAGAAGGAGAACTGCCTTTTGGTATAGGAGATGTAGGTGTTGTAGGTGACACTCCAGCAGAAAGAGTAGCAGGAGTTGCTGGACAGTTTGCAGGCGGCGGAGCTTCTTTTGCCCCTCTTTTGCAAAAGCTGCCTATGTACGCTGATAGGACTTTACAGTCTTTAACTAAAAGGGAGTCTATTGTAGGCGGTCTTTCTGGTACAGCCGCAGGCAGTACAGCAGAAGTTACGGATAACATTTATATGCCTTTAGTAGCTGCGTTAGCTACAGGGATAACTGCTGAAACCGCTATTATTGGGCACAATGCTAGAGCAAGGGCTATGGGGGAAGCTAAGGATGTTGCAAAGTCTGTACTTACAGGAGAAGGCAGGGCAGCAGGAGCAGAACGTAGAGTTTCTTCTGTTTTAATTGACAATGTAGCTGACCCCGGTGAAGCTATAAGCAACATAAAAAACAACAGACTTTATGTGCAGGATGTTATACCAGATGCTGATGTGACTACTCTTGGGCTGGCTGATAACGCTGCTTTAGATGCTGTACTAAACGTAGCTGTTCAAGATAGCCCTAGAATAGCTAAACAAGTTGCTCAAGGCGCTGAACAAAATACTAATAAACTTCTTACTGTTTTAGAAGAAGCTGCTCCTGAAAGCACTAAAGCTAGTCCAGAAAAACTT